CAACTGAGGTGTCAATTCCAGGTAAATTATCTAAAATTGTTTTTTTAACTTCTCTAGATTCCATTATTTTAAGACTAGATAGCATTTTTTTTATTTTTTCACCATCTCTTTCTCCTTCATATTCAACCAAGTTAAAATTCATTATTTCTACTTGTTTTTTTTCAGGACCTTTATTAAATTTCATATCCTCAAAATAAGTTCTTGGTTTTATTTTCATTTTTTTGCCAAATTTTGGGCTTATAATTTCAAATTCACCATCTTCATTTGGAATTAAATCTATATCTTTAGATTTAAAATTAGATATCATTATTGTCTTCTTGTCTTTTTTATTACAATGAGGGCAATCTACATCAATTTCAATGCTATTGCCGTAAGCATATGCCCTCAAAAACATTGATATTGCTTGAACATCACATGATAATATTTCTTTTATATCAAAATCATTACTCGCAATTACTTTTTCTAAAATAATAGACATGGCAATATCTGCTTCATGCATCATCTCGCTTGTTAAGATATTTTCCTCGAAGTAAGTAAGATACCCAATTAATAAAAATTCGTTTTTAGTGCTATAAAAAAGGCCTTTTGATGGCAGTTGCAACATACCAAAAGGCCTTTCTGTATTTTTTCTATTTGCTTCTTTTAAAGTAAGTTCAGAGAAATTTCCAAACTGTTTTTTAAACTCTTCAAACTCTTTTTTTAAACTGGATAATTCTTCTAATATAGCAGAATTATTTTCCATTATTCTGATTCAGGATAAAATAATTTACTGTTTATTGGAACTGATTTAGTCTCAAGAGCTAAACAGTGTGGGCATTCAAATTCATATTCTAAATTTATTCCTGGCTCAACTTGTTTGTTATATTCTCTAAAGAACAAAGAGTCTTTTGTTGGCATAGCTGAAATAAATTTAGAAATATATAACTTATCTTTATTTCCATTCACTTCCATTATTTGAAGCAAATATCTTTCTGTGATTAATTTAGACACTTTCATTCCGCCTTTCTTTTGGCCCGATTCAATCATTTTAGACAGTCTCTTTTCATCGGAACCTCTTAGCAATCTGAATCTAATTGGTATTTTAGTTACAGGCATTTCTAATGAATATAATCCATCAGGGTCTGGCATAGCTTCTAGCATTTTAGGAGTTAGCTTATCTAAATCAACTACTGGAGAATAATCTTGTCCACAAGAGCCACACATTTGGTCTCCAGGCTTATATTCGCTACCAAATCCAGTTTTTCTAATTTCAATTAATAAATAATTTCTATCACCAGAAACCATGTCGTCTGGTCTAAGGTCTTTATCCAAAATTGCTTGTTCAAGCAATACATCTAACACTTTACCGCTTCTAATAAGGTCTGTTGAGAACAAAATGTTATCCTCCTCAGCTGTAAGGTATTTAATTTTTACTGTAGATTTTTGGTTTTGATAGAACACTCCACGAGAAGGAAGATTTACTTCTTCAGTTGGCACTCTGAACTCATCGTCCATATTAGGACCTTGAACTGGTGGTCTGTTATTGTTGTTTCCTCCTGAGTTTCCTCCTAGAGTTATTTTTTCATTTTCATCCATGATTTATCTTTTTTTATGGTTTAAAGATAAATATAGGCTATAATTTTTTTAAAATAAATAAAAAAATAAATTAAATTGGAGATTGTAAAGAAGGTAATACGCTAGGGGTTGATGTTTTTCCTGCGCTTTTAGCTTGTTGCTTTTGTTGTTTTTCTATCTCAAGCTGCTTCTTTTCCAAGTCTGTCTTGGCAACATTAAGACCTTTTTGTGCATCTTTAAGGTCTCTTATCTGCTGTTCTTTTGCTTGGTTTAGTTGGTTTTTTAATGGCATAGCTCTTTCTAAACCCTTTTTTTCAGGATTATCAATATCTCCTATTTTTGGGCTGATTGCATTTTTCTTTTGATTATCCTGTTTATAAACAATTTTATCATTTTTAAGACCCGTTTCTTGAGTATCAATTATACCATTAATATTTTCAATATCTTTTTGAAGCATTGTTCCAATGTCTGCAACAGCACCTCCTAAAATATCATTAGACGCATCCTCTTCTTGGAATACACGACTTATTTGCTCTCTTATAATTTTTCTAATATTCATCATCCAATTAATATTTTTTTAAATCTTGCTTTTACATTTTTATAATCTACTTTCAATTCGCTTTCCCAAACTCTTTCAAGCCCAAACCCCAAACCTGCAGCTAGACCATCTTTAAACATATCATTTCTTATAGCCTTTTTTTGTAATCCATTTAAAACTGGAAACTTTTCTTCATTCCCGTGCCAATAATCACCATCAACTTCAATTAACATATTTAAGTGCGGTATATAAAAATCATATATTTTATTACCAACTATTTTTTGTACTTCAAAATTTACTTTTAATTCTTTTAATAATTTTTTAAACTCTCTTTCGGGCCAAGTGAGTTTTGTCGCCATTTTATTTGCATTCGTCTTCAATATACCCTGTATGCCCTCTGGGTTTTTTGCTTGTTTTTTTAATTTGGCAATCATTTTTTTTGCTCTCTTAGTTGCCATTGCTTTTAGTTATTAACTTTTATAATAAATATCTAAAAATACAATAAAATCACATATTTATAAACAAAAAAAAGCAATGGCCAAAAATAAGAAACCAGCATCTAGTTCATCTTCTTTAGGCAAGAAGAAAGCTTTACCTGCAACAAGTAAAAAACCAGTAAAAAAAACTGCAACAGAACTTGACAATAAAAAGGTTGAAATTATATCTGAAAAAATAATTAGGATGAATAAGAAATTTGAATCTTTAATTTCAGAATGCCAAGATGCTTTAAAGGAACTTTCTAAAAAACCATTCGAATATAATGCAGGATAAAAACTCAGATAGAGTATTGGACTTAATTTTAGGTCAACTAGAAAAACTTAATGAAAATCAAGAAAAACTTTCTGAAGAAATTCAAAAAACTAATATTGAAATCACTAAAATTTCTGGACTAAAACATGCTGTCTCAGATTTTAAGGATTGGAAAGATGAAATAAGCAAAGTTGCTAATGCTGATGACCTTTTTAAAATTAAAGAATTTTATACTAAACACCAGGATATTGATGCTGATGTTGAAGATTTGTATCTTATAACAAAAGAATTAAGAACTGATTCTGATGATTATAAAAAATTTAAAACAAAAGCTATGACTATCATAACTGTTGTTTCATTTTTACTTACTGCGGCAATTACAATTATTGGTTTATTGAAGTAGCTTCATTATAAATCCATTTTTTTGAACTGGGCACCTCTTTGAAAATTAATAAATCCTCCTTCGTTTTTTTCAAACTTAGAAACATATACACCGCCAACTTCCAGTTGTGGCTTTAATTTCTCTGCCATAGGAGAGAACACTCTAAGATTCATATTTCCAATACCATCTCCAACTTTAAGTGTCAAATAAGGTTTGCCATTTTTAGCCATTGTTTCTTGCATGTGTTCTAAAATAAAAAAGTACCAATCGTTATCTTCAAAGTTTAAAATATTTTCAAGTGGCCTCTTTGACTTTTTGTTGATATTGGTTTTTATATTTGTAATTCTTTCTATTTTTTCTAAATCAAAATTACAAACTTCCATAAATGAAGCTCTTTTTTCTTCTGCTGATGTTTTTGAATATTTATCAGAATCAATTTTTATTTCAAATTCTTCTCCTCCCATATCAAACAACATACCTTGATTAGCTATTGCCTTTTTTCTTTTTTTCTCTTTTAAAGACAATAAAAATTGGCGTGAATCTGACCATTCATCAAATACTCCAGCTTTTAAACATGATTCAAATGCTGTTTTATTAAATTTAGAAAAAGGTAATTCAAAAAACTCTACAAGTGTGAATTTTTCTAAAGGTTTTTCTTTCGCCTTAATAAAACTTTCCAATTCAGCATACGCAATATCGCCAAGACCATTAATACCTGAGAATCCCATTGATATTTCTTTTTCACCAGTCATTGTCCATGCCCATCCAGACTTTGTAGATGGTGTTGATATTTTTATACCCTTAGACATTGCAGCTGCAATTGCCGCAGCAAGCCACGCTTGTTCTTTTTCTTTTCCTCCATTTGCTTTGGGGTGATTTAAAAGCGCTGTATAAAATTCAGTTGTATAGTAATGTTTTAAAAATAATGTTTGCATAGCTAAATAGCCATATGCACAAGAGTGAGATTTATTAAATGAATAACCTAAATACTTAATTACCCAATCTTTTATACCATCAACCTCAGCAGCTTTATATCCTTTTTTTTCTGCTCCATTTAAAAATTTATTCCAATATTTTTCAAACTCCTTATAGTTATCATCTTCTTTTTTAGATAGAGATTCCCCTTTAGTTTTCTTTGCAATTGCAGAGCTGGCTTTATCCATATAACGTCTAAGCATATCTCCTTCTCCAAGACTCATTCCTCCAATCTCATGAGCTAAGAACATTAACTGCTCTTGAAAAACCAATACGCCATTTGTTGGGCCTAGTATTTTTTCTAATGCAGGGTGAACATATTTAATATTTTCTGGATGAAATTTATTTTGAATATATTCTTCATGCGCCTTAATACCCATTGGTCCTGGTCTATATAAAGCATTTGCCGCAACAACCTCTTCAAAAGTTTCAGTACCCATACCACGAATAAGAGCATTCATACCAGAACTCTCAAATTGGAATATACCGTGATTGATACCTAGTCTTAATTCAAAAAATAAATTTGCATCATTAATATCAACATATTTTATTTTTTTAGAAATATCTATTCCGTGTTTTTCTTTAATTAAAGCAATTGCATCTTTTATAACATTCAGTGTTTCTAATTTTAATCTATCTAATTTTAAAATTTGAAGTTCAGATAAATCTTTACCAGATTTGTCCGCCTCTTGAAATGCCGTTACAATGCTTTTATTAGATGCAATTATATTGGTCGGTAAATATTCCCAACAAGGTCCAGGTGTTATTACAATACCAGCTGGATGCTGTCCTATACCACGTATTTGACCTTGAAACTTTAAAGTTTCTTCTAATATTATTTTATGAGCTGGACTAGTAAGCCAATTTCTAACTCTATCGCTACATTTGGAATCTTGTGGCCAATTTACAAACCAGTCACCCAAAGAATAATCAACTTTATCAAAGCTAGGCATCTCTCTTGTAACAGCATGAACATCTGAATCAAATCCAGTATAATCTTCACCAAAATGTGCTCTCACAACATCTTTAAGACAACCCTTCTCATTAAATTTAGAAAAAGTTGATACATTTAAAACTCTATTTTTTCCATATTTTTTATAAAGAAAATCATCAGTTATATGGTCGGTTCCAGTTTCGAAATCCACATCTATATCTGGCATAGACTTACGTGTTGGATTCATAAATCTTTCAAAATATAATCCAAATCTAATAGGGTCGATATCTGTAATCTCTAAACACCAAGATAATAAACACCCTCCCGCAGACCCTCTTCCTGGTCCAATGTTATGACCTTTACTTTTATAATCTCTAATCAGCTCCCAATACACAAGAAAATAATCTAATGCTTTTTTCTCTTCAATTACTTCTAGTTCGTATTTAAGTCTATCGAAATACTCCTTCTCTTTTTCAGGAGTCATATTTACAATATCATTTTCCTTATACTCTTTTATTTTTTGTTTTAATTTGCCGTTAGCTAAATTAGTAATAATTGTTTTTGTATCATCTGTTTTAAAATATTCTATAACCTCTGGCGTTGCCTCATATTTAGGAAACTTTTCAGTCGTTGTATCAAAATCGTAATTACATTTTTCAACAACCTTTAAAGTGTTTTCTAAACACAAATCAACAAACTGTTCCGAATAATTAAATCCAAATTTTTTATTGAAATTATGAAAATCGTCAGCATTTGCATAATAAAGATTTCTTGTCTCTAATTTAAATGCTGTGCCTAATTGTGATTTCTGATTTATTGCAATTAATGTATCTTGTAATTTTGCTTCCTCTGGAAATGCATAATGTACATCATTTGTAAGTATTGGCATTAAGTCATACTTTTTATACATTTTTATCAACCAATCATTATAAACTTTCTGCCCTTCAAATTCATTAAACTGTAACTCTACAGCCAAATCATCTCCAAACTCACTAATAAGCATTTTTAAGTATTCTTCTGCCCCTATTGTATTATTCTCACGAACCAATTTAGACATATGACTTACAGCACAGGAAGTGGTAATAAACAATCCGTTTTTATGCTCAATAAGCCAATCTGTTTTAATTCTACCTCTGTGATAAAATCCTTTATCATAAGATTCATATACAAGCTTATTTAAATTAACAAATCCTTCTTTATTTTTTACAAAAATAGACTGATGTGAATTTCCTCCCTCATATTTTTTTTCTTCAAACTCACCCATGTTATTATTAACATAAGCCTCTATTCCTATGATTGGCTTAATTCCAGCGGCTTTACATTTTTTCCAAAATTCAAACGTGCCAGATACTGTTCCATGGTCGGTTATAGCCATAGCTGGATGATTATATTCTTTAGCTAGATTAACATAATTATCAATACTTCCAGCCCCATCTAAGATAGAGTGGAATGTATGTAAGTGAAGATGGGCCATTGGCTTACGTCTTCTATCTAAAATTTGAATTTCTTTTTTTAAATTATCTCTATCCTTCTCGAATTGTTCTACATTAATATCATTTATAGGTAGGATATTTATAGGTGTATGAGAACAACTGCACTGAGAAGTATGACCACAATTTTTTTCCATATATTAGTTTTAACAACCACAAATGTATAAAAAAAAATACAATCAAACAAATTTATGAATAGTCACTTTGATAATCCTGTTTAGTTTTAAGGATTTTACCAG